GACGTTGGCGTTGTGCTGGACCCGCAAGATTGCGCCCCAGCTCTCAAACTCGGCCCGGTGACGAATGTCCGCCGTTCCCATGCCGACCCGAACCATGTCCTCGCGCATCGACGGCGCCGGGCCGAGGATTTCGACAAACTCTCCGACGATATGGAAGCACTGCCGGGCCATGACCTTTGTCATGCCGCCGGTGCTGGTCACCGCCGTGATCGCCGCCGACTTGAACGCCACGGCAGGGAAGCCGAAACGGGCCGTCATCACGTCGTCCTCGGTCGGCGCCTCCGGCATGCCGTCGAGCCAGTAGAGGGTTTCGCAAAAGTCCTGCCACGGGTTCTTGGCGGCCTTGCCGGTCGTGGCCTTCTTCATCTGCTTGTCGAGCATCGCCGTGCGAGCCTTCTTTGACCATGCGTGGCAGATCAGGCCGCTGTCCCCGATGATCGGGATGTCCAGCGTTTGAATGTTCATTGGCGGCAGTTCGACCGCCGTGGATTTTGCGGCGGCGGCCATTAGCGGACCCACCCGCGTTGGAAGTCGACAATCAGCTCGCAGAAACGGAGCGGCGTCAGCCCTTCCTTGCGGGCCGTCCAGGCGAGGATTTCGAAGTCGGCGCCGATCTTCCTCATGGCGAGGATGATCTGCGTCCAGGTGCAGGGCAGGGGGCGGTGCGCGCTGGGCGCGGTCGTGCTAAGGGCTGCGACAGCCATGACGTGATCCTTCAGCGATCCGTTGCGGTTAGGGCCGTTGCGAGGACTCCACTCCTTGCTTCGGCCCGTCCTTTATGGCACCACTAATTTATGCCGTCAACACTTTCTGCATCCAAAAAGAAGATGGGGCGCCCAGCGACAGGGAAAGGAGTTCCTGTCCAGGTTCGGGTCCAGCCCGATTTGCTGTCTAAGATCGACGCCTGGGCGAAGCGCGAGGGCGTGTCGCGTCCCGAGGCTATCAGAAGCATGTTGCTGGCGGTTGAGCGATTGGGCGGGGTGAAATGAGGCGTCCCGACGACGACATCGTAGACGCCGAGTTCAAGGTCATCGGCCCGGATGGCGAGCCGGTGGAGCATCATGTCCCGCGACGAGAACCGGTCATCAAGTCGTGGACCGGATTAGTCCTCCTGATCCTCATGTTTGGGTGCATCACGGCGGTCAGCCTGTGGCGACAGGAGCGACAATACGAGAAGAACGCTATCCGGCTGCAAGAATTTTCGACACCTGATACGTCAGCGCCCGCGCCAGGTTCCGCGCCTCTCGCCGGTTCATCCGCTGCCCCAGGAGTGTAATAAGGGCGTCCGTCTGACTCGGGTCGATCGCAGCCTGCACGAGCGCTTCGGCCTCCTGATCGCTGAAGCCTCTGCTCGACTTCCGGATCGCCGCCATCGCCGCCTTGCTGGCGCCGCCAACAACGTCGCCCCGCAGAACGCTTCCAGCCGCGTCCGCAGCCGTGCCGGCGATGTCGCTGCCTTTCATGGCCGTGGGCGAACCAGCGTAGGGATTGATGTCGCGGGCGGCTTGCAGCGCATCCCGCTCCGTCTGCATGGCCGCCTGCATCGGTGCGGCGTCGTCCAACACGGCCGCGCTGCGGATGCCTTGCTCACGACCTGACGCCAGCCTTTGCGCCACGCCCGGCGCCGCGCCTTGCGTTCCTGCGCCACGTTCGACCGCGCGGCGGGCTGCAGCCTGCGCCACGGCGCGCTCGTCAGGCGACAGCTTGGCTGCGGCGGCGGCGAACTCGTCCGCGTTTGCTGTCAGGAAGCCTTCACCAAGATTGGCCGCCTTGACCAACCCGCTGTCGGTCGCAAACGCCTTCAGCGCATCATCATAGCCCGGAACTTGCGTCCGCGCCGCCCCGCGCAGCCGGTCAGCCAGAGCAAACATCGACGCCGCCGTGTCGTTGTTGCCGGCGCGCTGGGCCGCCTCGGCCCGACCGTTAAGGGTGCGGGCGATGCGATCGGCCATTCCGACAGTCATCTGAACGCCGGACGGATTGTCCAGGGCGTCCCCAGCCAGTTGCGACAGCAGATTTGCGGTTTCGCTGTCACCGCGGTTGAGGGCGCTCGTCGCCGCTTCATCAATCGCGGTTCGGGTCGCTGGGGCGCGCAACGCCATGACGATTTCAGCGTCAGGCTGAACCAGGTCTCCACGCACCGCTCCGAATGCCTGGTCGGCCTCCGTGCTGCGACGGGCGGTGATCTCTGCGCGGATCTGGTCGGGCGTGCGCGGATCGTCGGAGATCGTGCGCCGGGCCTGGGTGCTGATGCGGTCCTGCATACCAACGGCTCGGTCGTCCGCGAACTTGCGCGCAGCCTCGCGGGCGGGCGTTTGACGGGTGGCCAGAGCCTGAACGGTCCCGCGCCCCGACGAATCCATGACATCCACGAACGCCGGTTCCGCGCCTGCCGAACGGGCCTTGCCGGCCGCCGCCATAAGAGCATTCTCTTCCTGCGGCGCGCGTTGTCCGAACCGGCTCACGGCGGTGGCGAGATAGTTGGGCTCTTTTCCGACCAAGCGGCGCCCAAAGTTTTCCGCCATGTCCCGCAGGCTGTTGAACCCGCCCGCGACACGCCCCGCCAACGGCGCGGCGATCTTTTCCGCCACCGGGGTGGCGACGGCGCCGATGGCCGCGCCGGTCAGCGCTTCGGGAATGCGCTGCATAGCGTTGCCCTCGCCCCCCGCGAAGCCGAACACGCCGCCAGCCGTCGCGCCTTGCCCGACACGGCCGAGGAAGCTTGCGGCCATCTTTCCGGGGCCAAAGGCCGTGGCCCCGCCGAACTGAGCTAGGGAGTTTTGCACTGGGTGAGCTTTGGCAAACGCCTGCTGCTCACCCTTGTAGACTTCGGACGCCGCCCGCCCACGCTCGTCAGCGGAAACCTCAATGTCCTTGCCGCCCAGGCGACGCATGATGTTCCCGGCACCCTGCTCGATATAGCCCGCCAGATACGCCAGCTCATCATTGAAGGGGGCAGTCGTCTGAGACGCCATGGTGACGCCCGGAATGCGCAGCTCCTTGCGCTGAGCGGCGTTGCGTCGCTCGATGTCGAGCGCCTGCCGATATCCCTCGCTTTCCTGTCCGGACACCGCTTCCTGACGCGAGCGCTTCCAAGTGTCGGTTGCAGCGTCATAGACGTAGCCCTGCGCTGACAGGCTATTGGGCGTGTCAGTGGGGGCGAGCGGCTGGGATGTGGTGACAACGTCCCCCGGACGCGGCCCGCCGCCACCCTGACCGCCCGCGCCGGGAATTGCGGGCTGCGCCTGTCGCTCATCCTGCCTGTCCCGATACCCCTCTTGCCCGTAAACCCCGATGTCAGGGTATGGCATGGGTTGGTTGGTGACTCGCGCGGCAGCATTTAGGACGGATTGCCGATTGCGCGCCTTTTCAGCCAAGGTCGCCGCATCATCGCCCACCTGCGGTTGGTTGGCGCGGATGAAGCGCTTGGCTTCGCTCTCGGTGACGGCGAGGCCGGAGAAGATCGGCAGCAGAGAAGACTCGATCGTCGCAACCGACTGATCGTAATCTTGGAAGTCTGCCCCACCCCACAGGCGGGCAACCGGCGACAAGAGGCCCCAATCCGGAACCTTATCGACGAGCGCGGCTCCCCAATCGCGGTTGTAGGGCTGCCCGTTTCGCTCCAGTTGGGCGATATTGTCCTGCGCGCGGACTGCGGGGCCGAGCGACAGATTGATGCGGCCACGCGTTTCTGCGCTGACACCGTTCTGCGCGCCACGAATGATCTGACGACCGTTCATGATCGTGCCGTCAGGCAACTCCCTGGCGCCAGCCCCATATTCGGGACGGGGCGTGTAAGTGGCTTGACCGTCCGACGACAGCGGCACCCACTCACCAGAGGTGAAGCGCAGTTTCCGGCCGTCAGGATGGGTCGCGGTCTGACCTTCTTGATACTGCGTCATGGTCAGTCCACCACAAATCCGGCAGGAAGCCCGCCGCCGCCAGAGCCACCGCTTCGGCTGCGACCCGATCCACCCGATCTCGTTTTCGCGGCTCTTGCTGAGGCGGCAGAAGCCGAGGCTTGGCGCTGCCCCACTTGGGCCTGCGTCGCCGCGATCCGGGCGCGGGTCAGCTCTTGCTCAAGAGGGTCGGGGGCGACAGCATAACCTAGGCTGTAGTCGCCAGAGTAGGGATCACGCTCGATCACACCAGTGCGGGTGTTGAAGGTTTCAGCCTTCGCTGGCTCACCGCCAGCCAGAGCGATGACCGAGTCCAAAGCTGCGTCTGCCATGTCGGCTTCGCTGATGCCCTGGATAATCTGCGCTGGAACACCAAGTTGTGTCAGCGTGGGCAATACGCGGTTTTGATAGACCTGCCAGCGCTGATCTAGTGGGGTGCGGCGCAGCGCATCAGCGCCGTTCGCCACGAAGCCCAGATAGCGATCCATGTCCTGGGTTTGGTCAAGGCGGCCTTGCCGCTGGGCTTGTTGGTCGTATCGACCCAAGGTCAAAGCCTCATCGATCATGCCGCTGTTGAGCAGAGCGTTACGGGCACCCGTCGCGTCGCCTCCTGCATAGGTCTGCCCCGCGTCTCGCAAGGCATTCCCCCGACGAATGTCTCCGATCGCCTCGGCGGTTTCACCGGCTCGCCGGGAGGCGGCGTCGTATGTTCGGTTGTAGAGGTCCCAGCCCTGCATCAGAACTTTCCTCCTGTCATGAAGGCCTTGCCGTATTTGGCAAGCGAGTTGGCTCCGAAGCTGCCCGCTAGAGAGGCCCAAAGGCCCGCCGTGGCGTCGGCCTTCTGGCCATACGACGTGGCGAGGTTCTGGGCGTTCTGTTGCAGCGCGTTCTGGCTAGCGTTGGCGGTGGCCTGGCCCGTCTGGGCGCCGGTGTTGACCGCCGTTTGACCCAGCCCGGCCATCGCCAGCAGGGCGTTGCGCTCTTGGTTATAGACGCCCGTCGCATAGTCGGCGCCGAACTTTAGCCCGGCCTTCGCCGCGTCGCCCGAGAGCAGGCCGCCCTTCGCCGCCGCCGAGGCGTTGATTTGTCGTTGGCCTGCCTGGAGGTTGGTCTGATAGCCGGGATTGGCCTCTAGCCATTTGGTGGGGTCGATCGTGCCGTCGGCCAAACCTTGCAGTTGGCCCGTTGCTGTGTCGCCCAGTTTGCGGCTGGGCGCTGTGGCCTCCCAAATGCGATTGAACTGCTCGCGCTGGAGCGCCATCGACTGATCGGTGGCGTATTGCGATGCAGCCGCCGACTTGTCGGCCGCCTGCTTCTGGGCCTTGGCGGTCTTGGACGCGCCAAAGATGTCGAGGATTCCGCCCATCAGGCCCTCCGGATGAAATCGTGCTCGATGGGCTGATAGCCGGCCCGTCGGTAATAGGTGTCGAGACGGGGGTCCGTCCGGTCGTGGCGGCTCAAGACGGTCAGGCCGGATCCGGCCCAGCGCTCGCCCTCACGCCGCAGCGCATCGCCGCCCTTGGTGGCGTAAAAGAATACTTCTCGGGAGATGGTCTCGGCGTGATTGAACCAGAGAGGAAACCGAGCCAGCCAGAGCGTGCCCCGGTCACAGACGAGGACCAAGGCGTCAGGATTCTCCATAAGCGCCCGGATCGATGTCTCGGTGCTCACGGGGTCGAACGCGGCCTGCACGTCTTCCCAGACGGAACCGACATGAGCCTCGCGGCACAGCTCCAGGATCAGCGCAATATCGGCTTCGCTGGCGATCATGCCGACCGCTTCACGTAGAGCTTGGCCACAACGTTCAACAGGCCGTTGACGGTGTCGGTCATAGCGTCGAGCCGGTAGCTCACGGCGCCCGTGGTGGTCCGAGCCATCGTGAATGCCGGAATCTCAGCCGGGTTGGCGATGTAGACGGCATTGGATGCCGGGTTGGCGTCATAGCGCGTCGAAGTGAAGTTCCACGGCCCGCCGACAACCGTTTCGGTGACGCCCACGATTTCAACCAGCCGCAGGAAGCCGAGGACTTCGCCCTGGTCGCCTTGGGTCGTGGTTGGTCCTGCATAAAGGCCGGTGCTGGGGATAATCAGATCGCCGGCAACAACCCCCGTCAGGTCGACGCGCGGTCCCGGCGCCCAGCCGGATCCGTCGATGTCGATGGTCAGCGATTGAACGCCCGTGTTGCCCGGGGCGCCGCTCATGTCGATGGCGATGCCGGCAAGCTCCAACGCTTGGTAGATCAGGATCAGCTGCTGCGCCTGCGTCGCCTGCACCTGAGCCAGTTGGGTCAGCACGTCGGTCTGAGCGTTCTCCTGACGCTCGATAGCCTTCATCACCGTGTCCCAAAAGCGCACGAAAGCGTTTGCCGCCTTGCCCGCCTTGTCGGAGATCGTGTCCGCCGCCCGAATGCGCGGCAACTTGAACCCGTCAGCCACGCGACCGGCCCCCACCGGCGGGGTTCATCTCGACACCTGAGAACCGGATTTCAATCGGATCGGTCATGCGAAACTCAAAGACCCGGCCGGGCGCGTCGATCATGCCGAGGCGGCGATAGCGAACGCGCTTGCGATACTGACCGCCGAACCCAGTCTGCGCTTCCTTCCAGTCGGACCACGTGCGCGACTGATCATCCGACCAGCGCATCTGCAGGATCGCCGGTTCGCTGCCGATCGGCGATGTGCCAGGCGAAAGGGTGACCTCGATGGCGTCGCACGCCCCCACGGTTTCGGTGGCCGCCACAGCGGTGAAGATGCGCTCGAAAGTCTCGCCGTTGTCGTCCGGTCGGTCCCGAAGCGTATGGATGGCCGATCCGGCAGAGACGTAAGTCCGTTTGCCGTCGTAGATGCCGCTCGCAACAGGCCAATCCAGCTGATGCCATTGTCCGGTCGCCACGTCGTAGCCGAGCGTTTCGCTGTCGAGACGGATGATGCGGAAGGTGTGTCCCGACAGGGAGTAGGAGAAGGCGTGCACGGCGTCCGACGCTTCGATCCGCTCCTCGATGCCGTGGTCGGAAATCCGCTGCGGCACGCCGTCTATGCGGTAGTCGATGTTGTCCTCACCCGTGAAGAACAGGGTGTTGTCCAGCTTCGAAATGCTGTCGCGGTCCTTGCACCCGCGCGAGATCGCCAGACCCTCGATCCGGACGGCTGGCTGATCGACATCGCCGGTGATGCCGAACGACTCGATCGATGACGTGCCGAACACATAGAGCGCATCAGCCAGGGCACGGACGGCGATGGCGGGGTCCGGCTCGCGTTCGGCCGAGAAGAAGTCCAAGGCGTTCCAGGTCGTATCGCCGGGAACGCGGAAATATACCGTCCCGGTGTCCTGCCGAACCGCGAAGAGGAAGTTGTCGATGTCGCAGATCGAGATGACCGGCGCGCTATCTGGAAAGGCTGTGGGAGTTAGGGTCGTGCCGTCGTACTGATAGACGATGCCGCCCGAGGCGACCCACAGGCCATCGACCGTGTAAGCCCACTCGACAGAGAAGGTATCATCTTCGATTAATCCGACAAGGTCTTCCCCGCGGAAAAGCTTGTTCCCAGCGACGGCGAAAAGGTCGCCGTTGAAGACGCCGTCATCGCGGCGCAGGCCACGGATCGGCGCGCCCAGATCATACTCAAGCTGCAACCCAGGGCGCGGCAACAGAACCGCTCCGGTCGTCGAAGTCGGGGCCTGCTCGTGGTAGAGGTTCACGAGCCGGACAGGCGGAAGCCGCCCATTCGCTCGGGAATAGGCTGACAGGCCGAAGGGAAGCTGCATCAGATGTAGTCGCAGGGCAGTTCGCGGCGGCAGTCGCGGTCGCGGTAGAGACGGCCCCGGATCGTACGCTCGGAGCGCTGGGCCTCCAGCGCGGTCTTGGCGCCGATCTCCCCGCCGAAATCATCGGCGATGGTGACGGCGAGTTGCGCGACCAGGCCGTTGTCGGTGTCGGCGCCGAAGGGGTTGAAATCGTCCAGCGTCAGTGCATCGGCGCGGCGCCATTCGGTCGAGAACAGGAACAGCCCAGCGTCGGTCCCATCCAGCACGTAGATGCGGGACAAGGCCGGCATGTTGCGGCGCGTGACGCACCAAGTTTCGACCGTCGGCTTGATGATCGTGGGAGTGAACACGCCGACGGTGATGCGGTCGCCGTCGCGGGCGGTGATCGTGGCGGAAGAGGCGGCATAGACGTCGCGCCAGCGCGCGCCAGTCAGGCCGGGGTGTTCCAGAATGAGGGATTGCAGGCGGGCGAGGATGTCTCGCTCTTCGTCTGCGGAAGGCGTCTCGCCGGATGCGAGGATTTTGCCGCGGCGCATGGCGGCTGCGATGATCTCACGGATGGTCATGGTCGCCTCCGAAGAGACGCCCCCAGCCGAAGCCGGGGGCGGTCAGGATCAGTCCTCGGAGCCTTCGGCGGCCTTGCGAGCCGCTTCCGCTTCGTCTTCCAGGCGCTTGGCCTCGGCCTTTTCGGCCGCGTCCAGCTTACCGCGCAGTGTCTTGAGCGAGGCGCGACCGTCAACGGTCACATCCAGCTCGGCGAGGCGAGCGCGGATCTTGTCCGCTTCCGCTTCGTCTTCCTTCGCCTTGCGGAGTTCCTCATCCGTCAGGGCGTCGTCGGCGCCCTTGATCTCGATGTAGGGGTTGCCCTCGGCTTTTCTCAGTTGATCGGGCGTGAGCGTCACGTCGGTGAACTCGCGGCCGATCTCGTTGCCGAAGAAGTTGAGGGTGTCGAAGTGACCCAGCTCGGAAGCTGGGCCGATCACGCGGGCTTGGGTGGTCATTTTCAGGCCTCCCTTACTGGCTGACGTATTCGACGGAGTAGACGATGGTCCCGTTCACCGGCGCCGTCGCCGTGGCGATGCGAACGCTGATCAGGGTCTCGGCCGGATACTGGTACCCGAAGCCGGTCGTCGCGATGCCCGAGACGGGCGCCGTGGCGGCGGCGGTGGCGGCCAGCAGGCGGTCAGTGTCGCCGGCGTCACCCACTTCGACCGTCACGCCCGCAGGGGCGGAAACGGTGACGCGGGCGGACTCAGCACCCTTCGGAACCACAATGGTCCCGAAGAGCGCGCCGACCGTCTGCTGACCGGCGGTGACCGGAATACGGCCCCCGGCGTAGGTCAGTTGGTTGGAGTCGGTCGAGGTCTTGGCAGGCGCGCTGCCAGAACCCACGGCCTGGGTGGGGAAAGCTTTCGCCATGGTGCGTGCTCCTTAGTACGCGGCGAACACGGTCACGATGCCGTGCTGCGTGCCCGGGCCAACGGCGCCCGTCTCCTTGAAGAACGTCTTGTCGATGGAGCGCAGCTCCTCGGTGCCGACGCCCTTGATGAACTGGTAGTCGTCGTCCTTGCGTTCCGTGGACTTGGGATCCTGACCCCAAGCGACCACGAGAGCCTGAGCCCCGCAGAGATAGCCGGCCGCCACGTTCGCACCCGCCGTGCCGACCGCGCCCAGGACGGGCAGATCGGTGATTTCGCGGATGATGACACCGTCCCAGATCAGGTCGCCGCCCTGGAAGTAGGGGTTGGACTCGACGCTGCGATCGATGCTGTCCTTGTTGAACGCCTTGATGTCCGGATCGGCCTTGATCTTGTTGAAGGCCTGCGTCGGGACGAACAGGACGAACCACTCGCGGCCGTCACGGTCGGAGCGATAGGGGCGGATCGCACGGCGTCCGGTGACCCGGTCGCGCTTGCGGGCCATACCCTTGGCCACGGAGATGACCGTGGCGCCCCAGTTGTCGTTGACGTTGTCGACGTTCGCCAGCGACGAGGCCGTGTTGCCGGGGACCAGGTTGGCTTCCGAGTTGCCGAACAGCGCGCGGATGGCGTTGTCCGTCAGCCAGTTGTTGCGCTGGGTCGCGGTGGCTTCGGCATAGGGGACGCCGGTTTGATCGCCGTTGTCCTCATCGTAGCGAGCATCGTCGAACGCCACGACCGACAGAGCGTCGGTGATGCGGTCGCGCATGTCGTCGGACGACCAGATTTTCAGGCTGTCCTTGTTGGCCTTCAGAATATCGACGACCGACTTCTGGATCATCGACTTCTTCACGACCACGGCGTTGCGGCGCCAGACCGGACGCGTGCGGAACGGGTAGAAGCCCAGACGCTCTTCAGCGCCGGTCAACAGGCCCGCGCCCACGCCCTTGCCCTTGAGCGAGCCGACGAGGGACATGACGATGTCCTTGCCGCCGTCGATCAGGTCACGGTTGGTCTGGATCAGGGCGTTCGGAGACGCCGACATGTAGGCCGCATAGCCCGACATGTTGACGTATTCCTGCCAGTAGCTGGAATCCCACTTTGTGCGTTCCAGATCGGCAGGCACTTCAGAGTAAGCCATCGGTTTTCCTTATGAACCGAACATCCGCTCGAAGGTGCTTTCGCCGTCCCGTGCCTCGGGAACAGACGACCGCCCAGCGGATGGTGCGCCCGCCAGTGAAGGGCGAGGCGCGCGAGGGGGAGCGGCCGGGGCCGCAGGTGTGGCGGGTGCGGGCGGTTGTCCGGCCTGCTGGGCCTTCCACTGCTGGAAAGCCTCGAAATCGGTGTCGCTGAGCTGCGAGACGAGTTTGTCGCGCTTCCACTCGGCAATGATGAAGTCGAAGGGATCTTCCGATGTGGCGACGCGCTGGTTGAACAGCGGGTCTTCGTCGCAACGCTTCACGCCCCAGTCGTACGCAGCCTGAACCGCGTCCTTTCCGTGCGAGACCTCGGCCAGTCGCTTCGAGAACCGGAAGTTCTGCGCCGTGACGGCCTGCGCCATTTGCTCGGCCCGGAAGTCCTCGAACGCGTCGGGGTCTTGGTTCCGGTCGGGCGCCTGGCGGCGCTGCGCCTCCTGTTCTGCCTTGCGCTGACGCTCTTCGTTTTCCCGGTTCCGCGCTTCGGCCTGATTAAGGCGGTCGCGCATGTCGAGGAAGGTCGAGAGGGGCACGTGATGCGGCGCCGGCGGCTCGTCGCCTTCCGCTGCCGGGGCAGCAGGGGCGGGGGC